ATGACGATGTTTTTTCTAATGCAATATAGTATTCAGTCGGGGACTGCTTACTCTTAAAATGTGAGATTAGTTTGGACGATATACCAACCTCGAAGTCTTCGTTAACAACCTTTAGATTGTTGACATTTAATATAAACTGAAAGTTCACATCAGGATATGAACCCTCAACATCAATAGAGTAATTATTCGATGTTGCATCTTTACTATCAATCACTGATAATCTAATCGCACCCGTGACAGGGGTAATAGATATCTCGTCATGACCGAGTGCAGATGCCGCACGTTTCACTTTACTGAGTGTATCACTATCTAGTGTAAACTTAACTTCAGGTTCTGGCATATTGATTGAGTTCGCAGGAGTGGTCAACATCTCTGGGTCAGAGAAGAAGTACTTCACAGAAGAACGTCCAGTGGCATCACCCACAACAACATATTCTTTTTCGAATCGAAGTCTAGGTTGGTCTACCAAGGAGAGAACACTTAGGAACTCGTTTAGGTCATAGATACCAAAGGTCTGTGGAAACTCCACACTGACCTCGCTTGTCGATAGTACATTGCGTGCCACCGATATGGTCTTTACTTGGTTACCCTCATTGATTACAATGTTGGGATTTATGGTTGCATAGTTTTTTAGTATATTAATAGTTGTGTCATTCAGTTCCATTTTAGGTTACCTTTCTTAATTGTATAGTCTCTATTCTATCATACTTGGAGGAAAAAGTCAAGCAGTTTTTAGGTGAGAGAAGTTCTTTTCTTTTACGAACTCCAACTTACGCTCAAATGCCGCGTCTTCTAATTCCGATTTATGTGAAATGACAAAGACATTTGTATCCTCCGCAACAGTGGCAATAATCTTCATCAAGTTCTCGATACCCTCTTCGTCCAGAGATGAGTCAAAAGTCTCATCAAGGATTAAAAGGTTTGTTGCTACAGAGTTTTTCATCTTAGCAATCTGTCTCCATGTAAATAGTAATGACAAGTCAATACGTTGTTTCTCACCCTCAGAGAATGAGTCATAGGAGAATGCGTCACGATGTCTTGAACGGATAGTCTCAGCGAAACTCCCATCCAAATCAAAGTGAACAAAGAAGTCAAGGATTTGTAAATACTTGTTAGTCAACTGATTGATAACAGGTAAGTACTGCCTTATAATCTTTGTCTTTATACCCGTGTCTTTCAGTAGTTCTGCGTTGACACGATTGTATGAGTTTTGTTCAGCGAGTTTAAACTTGTCTTCTTGTAAACCCTCTTTCTCTATTCTTAGTTTCTCCAGACCCTCGTTTGCTTCGGTAAGGTCTCCAGTATTATCTTCTATCTCTTGTATTTCATTCTGTAGTCGAGTAATGTTAGTATTGATACGACCAATCTCTTGAGTGTTCGCATTGACTTTACTCTGCCACTCTCTTACTTCATTCAACTTAGTGTTTACTTGTTCTAATAATAAGTCAAGACTGGTACGTTTCTTCTCACCCATCTCCAGTGCATCTTTAATAGTTCCTGCCTTGGTCTTACATTCGGATAGGTGATGTTGTTTCGTATCGGCATCTATATCCTGTTCGCACGTAGGACAGATATCATTCTCAGAAAAGAACTTTGCCTGTTTCACTACGTTCTTCTGTTGAGTACGGAACTGCGTCATAAACTTATCAAGTTCAGTAATGTCACCAGATACCTTGATGGACTCTTCACTCAGGGTAGGTTGGTTTGTTGTTATTTCAGAAGTAAGACTTCCGTTAGACTCATTCAATACTCGTATATCCTCTTGAAGATTATTGATAGTATCCTGTTTCTCTTTCTTTTGTGCCGATGTAATCGTAGTCAGGTCACGAAGGTATTTCTTCTGAGCAAGTATCTTAGTATCGACCAGATTGATTTCGTGTGCGTTGTTATTGATTTTATCTTTGAGTATAGATGTCTGTTCCTTCAGGATACCATTCATCTTACTGAAAACATTAATATCAAGTAGGTCTTCAATCACTTCGCGTCGTGCTCCTCCAGAGAGTTGCATGAACGGGACGAAGGATGAAGACCCAAGAACCACGATTTGATGAAAGGACTTGTGGTTCAACTTGATAATATTATTCTCAAGCATTGTCTGATATTCACGTGCATGAGAATTTTGGTTCACCATATTACCGTTGACCCATATCTCAAACTTGTTGGGTTTGATACCACGGACAACTTTATAGTTGGACGAACCGATGCGAAACTCCACCACTACATTAGTACCTATACCATTGATTGAGTTTACGAGTTGCGTCTTAGAGATTTTGCGATGAGGTTTTCCTAAGATTGCAAATGACAAGGCATCTAACATAGTAGACTTACCTGCACCATTTTGCCCTACAACTAATGTGGTAGGAGTTTTCTCAAACTCAACTTCAGTAAAGTTGTTACCTGTAGACAAGAAGTTCTTGAACCGCAGTTTCTCAAAATAAATCATAAAATTTCCTTTTCAACATCCATTATATCACAATGGATAACATAAGTCAAGCACAAAGTTATACTATTTCCATACTCTGTGCTTCTTTCATTAAATCAGAAATCTCTTTCTTTATCCTACCCTTGTCGAGGTCAGTGTTGACAGCATCAATATAATCATATACAATCTGTTCAGTATCCTCTACAGAAACCTTTGCGTCATCTACATTGTCTCCAATAAAGTCTGAGAAGTCTTCTTGTATCTTGAGTTCGTGTATCTTTTGTGCCTGTACCCTGTCAACAAACCTTTCGAACTCATATGCATCACCCTTGTTCACTACAATAATCTTTACGAACTTCTCGTCGAGATGTGACAGGTCTTGGAACTTGTTTAACTTCTCGTGGTCATAATATATCTTCTCATAGATTGTGACAGGGTTACGAACAGAAGTCAGTTCTCTCGTATCAGTATCAAGAATGTGGAAGTACTTGTTGTCATTACAATCATTCCAGAAAAACTCCATCTGTGACCCAAGGTATTGTATATTACCCATATGTGACTTGGCATGAAAGTGACCCGACAGAACCATCTCAAATCTCTCAAAGAGTTTCGGAGACATACCATCTTGACAAGGCATACCTTTCTGCATATCAAAACCTTGTAGTTCTAGATGCGCACCAATAAAGTCTGCTTTACAATTCGCGATAAAGTCGAGACACTGTTCTTCATTCTCTTTACATATCCAAGGGACAAGTCCCATCTTCAATCCTTCATAGTTCAACACTGTTGGTTCCATAACAAGATTAACTTCATTCATATAGTGACCTTGAAGTTCTTTCAGAGCATTCAACTCATTTGTGTTCTTGTAGTACACATCGTGATTTCCTGGAATGATATCCATCGTGATACCATACTCGCGTAACTTCTCTAGAAAGATTTTACGATTGTGTCCGAGTGCCTTGAAGTTTACTGTCTTACGATTATCGTAGTAGTCTCCAAGGTGAAGTATTTGAGTGATATTGTTTTCTAGTAAGTATGGGAAGAATACATCTCGATAGAACTTCTCTTGGTAATCCATAAAGATGTCCGAAGAGTTTCGTATACCCGCATGGGTATCATTCAGTATTGCGATTTTCATAGTTTGCCTTTCTTATATAACCTTCAGTATATCACACTTGACACAATAAGTCAAGCATTATATTGGGTCATTCCCAAGGGTCACTTTCAATATAAAAATCCAATGCCGCTTCTTGTTCGTCTAACCATTTATTATAGGTTACATTATCTTTGTGTAATAGTCTCGTTTTTGCGTCACCAAGAACTTCTAAGTTCCAACCCATTAACTCAAGGTCGCGACCATGATATGTGAAATGTACGTCACTCATTAATAAATCCAGAGAGGTCACTATCAACTTTGACTGTACGTCTTTTACGTTGTTTCTTTACAATCTCTTTCCACTCACTATCCTTGACCTTTACCTCATCAATACGAATACGGAGTTGGTCAACGAATGCTTGTGCAACTGTGGCACTCTGAGCATCACCCAGTTCATTATCAAGGAAGTTCTCAATACCAGATTGTTCTATATACTTCATTTTGATATCTTGTTGTTTCTTTTCCTTTGCTATTCTGCGTAGGAATGCATACCAAGATATTTGTGTGAAGTAAGCAAACGCATTTGGTTTACCTGTTCGTGTTGCCGCTTCTAGGTTGTAGTTCTCTATTGCCTTGAGACAATTCTCTACTGCGTCCATTACCATCTCTTCTCTGTATGTGTATCTCACAAAGTTTGATTTATGGGAAAGTCCTTCAGATATTTTTAGGAAACATGATGCAATATAATCAGGAACCTTTGGAAGTCGGTTTGCCTTTTTATCGCGTGCCTCATTTAGTATAGTAACATAGTCAACCACTGCTTGTGAGAACTGCGCGTTATTCACGTAGTGTGGTCTATCTCTTGGTTTCACTTTATTCATTTTAATTCCTGTTATAGTTTTATTTCTATACCTACTATTCTATCACAACGGAGTGTAGAAGTCAAGCAAATATTTCTTGATTATCTGATTACCTGATTATTTGATTATATTTCATTTTGTGCTTGACATATTCTGAAAAGTATGGTATACTTAAAGTACTCTTTGGGAAGGGTTGGATATACATATTTAATGTAACGTCTTTGGGTCTATAAATGGGAGCACATTGTCGTCGTTTCCTTCATCATCATTCTCTTCTTCAATACTTTTTAAATGGTCTCTTAACTTCTGGGTCAGTTCATTCACATCGCCATTACCTGTTACACTTACTTGACTTTCTCTATTCTCATACATCTCTTGCATACTAATAAGTGCCTCTTCATATTGTATCAATATAGAATCAACAGGTTGAGCAATACCAACAATATGTGCCGCGTTCAATATAATAAAGTCCTGTAAGTTTTCTTGATATACCATCCAAGGTCGAAAGGAATAATATCTGTAGTTACCACCTTCAGTTTCACCCATAACAAGTTTCATTGCCTTACGAACAACTATCTCTGTCTCGTCATCCATATTCCATTGAACTACTTCAGCGATAATCTCTTCCCCTGATGTAAGTTTAAATTGTTTTGTTTCGTATAACTCTTTACTCATAATATTATTTAGTCCTACTTTAAGTCCAGTTTAAATATGTTATATGGGAACTGTTCCTTACTATATATCTTGATTCTTTCACCACTATGTTTCAGTGTAAAGTTCTTATGAGATTTCACATGGAAGTCATCTGCAATGTCATAGAGTTTAGCAACACTACCATCATCACTCATTCGTAATGCCCTACCAATAGATTGCAACACTTTCACTTGAGACTTACTTGGAGATGCAAATATAATATTATGT